ATTTTCGCTTATGTTATTATAAGCGGACAAATTTGTCGTTTGCCGAGACATATTAGAGATATTAGAGCGACAAATTTGTCGCTCCGCACTTGACATTTTTGTGTTTTTAGTTATTAAAACATATATACATAAGTATATGTTTTAATGGGAGGAACCTTTTGCTTAAATCAAAAATAACTATTGACAGTGTTGAGTATGAAATTTTTCAAGCAGATAATGGAAGAGTAGAAATTTATAATACTAAAAAGCCTGTTGAGGGTTTTATGTTTTCTGATATCAAAAGATTTGTATTATTTATTAATAAGATAACTGATATCGGGGAAGAGCTTCTTGAGAGAAGTTTTAAGGAGAATTGATGAAATTAAAAGAATTCTTGAATACTACATTGTATGAAGAAGAAAAAGAAAATAAGAAACAAGAAAAAATTCTTAAAAAAAATGAGTTTGCTTTAAAATTATTTTACAACTTTGATGTCTTTATGAAAAAGAATGTTGGAGAAGATGTAGATAATCAAAAAGAACAAATCCTAAAATCTTCTGGTAATGGCTTAGAAAGAGTTCCTGTTTCTAAATCTCTTAATATTCAAACAGCTGAAGAATTGATAGATTTAATTGATGATCTAAAAATACTAGATGTTGGAGCAAATACAAAAATAAATCCTATCATTGAAATTTTAAAGGCTATTGTAGAAAATCCATTTGATCCAGATGTTGCTCAAGTTTTAAGTAAGGATGACAAGATGATTGTAGATGTTGATTTTGGAGAAGAAAGAGATAGTTCTGTAGGATTTAAAGTAAATAAAGTAAAAGGCGTAGAAGCTTTTTCTGTGATGATGAAAAAAAATGGTGCAATACTTCCTAATAAATTTCAAAAAGATATAATTGATAGACAACTTCTTTATTATAGAAACAGAGCTTCCGAGGAGATTAAATAGTGGCTAATAACTATTTCGATGAAGAGAAGTTTCTTGAGATGTTGTTTGAGTTTCAGAGGACTGCTGTTACAAAAGTAAATTCTGAAGGTAAGACAATTACTATAATTAAAAATGAGTATCTTGAAGGAAAAATAACAGAAGAAGTTTCTAAGATAGTTAAAGCTATTATTCAAGTATATCGCTATTATGTTTTTGAGCCATATGAAGATTGCTTCCAACACGGAATGGAAGCTTGTTTTAAAAACTATTTAAAATTTAATCCTGAAAAAGGGACAGCATTTAATTACTTTTCTTGGATAGCAAAAACTTCTATTCTCAACTATACAGATAGAAAGAAGAGACATAGAAACCATGCAGATATAGAAGAATTAACAACACATTACTACGAAGATGCACAAAACTTTGATTTCTTTTTAGAAAATCTTGAAGATGTTTTATTTAGAGTTATTGATGAAAACTTCTTAGGTAAAAAAAGAAAAAAGTATCTTAAAATAGCAACTGTTATTTTAGAGTATATTGAAACAACAAGAAAGCTTGTTAGTAAAACTGATATGTATAAATCTGCAAAATCTTGGGGAATATCTTCTTCAGAGATAAGATCCTATATAGCGGATATGTCTCCATTTATAGAAGAAATTTATGCAACAGCAGGGAATTAATGGAATATAATTATAGGCAAAGAAAATACTATGAGAGTAAAAGAAAGTGTCCAAAGTGTGGGTCAAGCGACTTTGCTGAAACTCAAATTGAGTTTATAAAAGATGATGAAAAGAATGCCAGATTTTTTGATAAGAAGAATAAAACTTTTTGTAGAATTTGCGGATGGTCTGGTGTAATAGACGAATTAAAGAGTTGACAAAAAATTTTTAAGAGAAGAGAATAAAACAATGGTTATTCTTGTAGTTTTATTCTTTATAATACCTGAGATTTTTCACTTCTCTTATGAGGAAAAGTATGACAGAAGAACAATTGAATTATTTCTTAGAGGAAGAGGAAGGGAGTGGTAAATTAATGGAGGAAGAAAACTCCAGAGAATTACAGCAAGCGCCAGACTTAACTGATGTAGAAGAAATTTCAGAATCTCTTTTTAAAATGGTTTCTGAAGATAGACAATTAGCAGATAAAACTTTTGAATTGTTTTACTTCCCAATAGCAGAAGGGAAAGATCATACTCAAGCATCTAAGGAATCTCTTATGAGAGCAGTAGAGCTTAAGATAGAATCTTCTAAGAATGTATTAAAAATGTTTGAAATAGTTTCAAAGAAAAATCAGGCTGGGACTAACATTAACTTTAATGGATTTATTCCTCCTAAAAAAGTTGGAATAAACATAGACAACATAATAGAACATATAAAAGAAGATAATTAAAAAAGGCGCACATAAGTGCGCCTTAAATTAATCTTCGCTGTCGACCATTATCTGGTCTTCTTGAATTCCTGCTTCTAGTTCTTTTTCGATATTAGAAATATTAAGTTCTTCTTTGCTTTCTACTACTTGCTTCTTCTTTTCTTTTACTGCTTGCTTTTCTGCAGGCTTTTGAGCATTAGCTCTTGCTTTCATACTATTTCTCATTGCTAAATTCATATATTTATTTCTCCTCTTTTTCTAGTTCTTCTAGCTTTTTTCTTACTGCTTCTAGTTGTGTTTTAGCTATTCCAGATAGTCTTTTTCTTTCAGAAGCAGATATTTTTCTATCTTGATAATACATAGGCATATTATCTTTCTTTACACAAAAAACTCTATCAATTGCTTCCATTAAACTAGCAAAAGAAAAAAGTATATCTCCTTCTGACCTTAGTTGCTGTGCGTCTTCATTAAGTTCTGCGTTTATAAGAATTTTTTTAAGATCTTTTTTCATAATTAACTCCTTGCTGTATTATCTTTACTTTTACTTATTTTAAGAAATAACAGTAGTAAATGTTTTAGAAAAAAGTAAAGTTAAAATTATAATTATTAAACTAATTTTGCAGGAACAACAATGAAAAAAATAGAAGAAAGCATTTCACTAATAGCAAAAGAATTGCTTTTAAACGAATCTGGTATTAGAATTCCAAAAGGAACAAAAGCTGCAAGAGTTTTATTCCATGTCGATTTAGATGGATTAATGTCTGCAATTATTACCAAAGAGCAATTAAAGAAGCAAGGCATTCCTGAAAGAAACATTGCTTTTCAAGGCGTCCAATACGGAGACGATGAAATGGAAATGATGAGTAAGCAAAATGTTTCCAGAGGGCAAATGCTTGCAGTAGTAGATTTTGGAAAAGTTTCTCCTCAAGGAACACAGCCTGATTTTGCTTCAGATCACCATGAGATTGAAGGGGATATGGTAAAAGGCAGATCTGGTTCTATAGGAAAGACAGAGTTCAAATCAGATTTTGAACATCTTGCAACTTCCCATGCACAAGGCTTAGCAGATCCTCAAACAATAAAACATATGTCTATGGTTGATAGTGCAAGTTTTACTTCTATTCAAGATGTTATAGAGAATACTAAAAAGTTTAAAGAGAAAGGAAGATTTGAAAGATTAGCTAATATCACTAATACTCTTGTTTCCCAGCTTTTAAAATCTAATAGAGCAGCTGCCTATGCTTTAATAAAAGAAGCAAAACCATCTCTTATTAATGTGTATAGTCTTGCGTTAAAGCACTCAAAATTAAACAATATTGTAAGAGATGCTCTAGATGAATTATCTAAACCAAATCCAGACTGGAAAAAGATAGATGAAATTAGAAATAAACTTCCTGCTGAGTATAAAACACAAGTTTCTAAAGATAATAAATCAAAAATAAAAAATTTAAATACAGTAGAACAATGGCAACAAAAAGCTATAAAAGATTTAGCAAGAGCTCTTACTGGTTATGTTACAAAGAAAGAAAAGAAAACTCTTGAAGAGCTTGAGGGAAAAATTTCTGGAGCAGAAGATCCAGAAGAAACAAAGAAAGCTATAGCTAAATTGAGAGAGTTTTTAAGAAATACAGTTTATCAAAACGATAAAGAAACTTATAATAAAGTTACAAAAAGTTTGGATGAAATAAAATCAAAAAACGATTATGAGGCAATAGGTTCTGAGATAGATAAGTTGTCTAAAAAGCAAGGAACTTTTCACGCAGTAAATAATAAAGTTATGAGGCAAGATGCTTCTTTTGCAACAATGAGTAAGGGATACCCTTCTCGATATTTGGGATCTGCCATAACAGATAAATCTGGAAAAAGATGGCCATTCTTAATTAAAAGATTTGATACTATGATACAAGTTTCTGCCAATCCAGATATAAAACAAGAAGACAAAGAAAAAATAGATTTAGTGTCAGATATGAATGGAATACTTCAAAAGGTTAAGGAAGAAATGGGAAGAAAGTTCCCAGATTGGTCATTTGATGTTGTTAAGAAAGAATCAGGTGGTCATAAAACTATTACTAATATTTCAGCTCTTGGAACAGTTGGCCTTATGCCAAAGAAGGACAGAGAAAGACTGAAAGAGCTTCAGAGTATAGAAAGAAGAATTAAAGATTTAAAAACTTCAAAGAAAAAAATGGAAGACATAACTCCAGAGAAGCATAAAGAACTTAAAATTTTAATGTCTAAAAGAAAGAAAGCTTCTGAGGATAGAGAAGAAGTTATGAATGAAATAGAAAAGAATTTCTATAAAGTTCTAAGAGAAAAATATAAAGATATTGTAGTAGATAAAAAAATAGATCCTAAATATACATCAAAAGAGCATACTATGAAAGAAAATATAAGTGCTTCAACAAATATTATTTCTGAGAAGATACTCGGAGAATCTTTAAAGGGGATTAATAAAGCCGCAAGAAAAGAATACATTAATTCTAGTGATCCAAAAAAATCTTTAAAGGATTTTGTAAGACAAGAGAAAGGCATGGCTAGCTTTGGTGCTAGAAAAATTGTTCTAGTAAAAGATGAAAGCGCAAAAAATAAATATTTAAATAGTGATAAAAATAAAGAAAAAGATATAAAGCTTACTCAAAAGTATTTTGAAACAAATAAGTCATTTAGAGATATTGCAATAAGAGAATTTGGCCCAGGAGCTATTAAAGAGCTTATGTCTGTTTCTAATTGGTATTATTTCCCAAAAGCTAAGGCTATTTTTAATGGACCAGAATATGAAAAATATATGCAAAGCGAAGAATAAGGAATAAAAAAATGAACAAACTATTAGAAGAAATAAAAAGCCACGGAGTTTTAGAAGAAGATGTTGTATATTTATCTGAAGGAATAGTTTTCTTCAAAAATAGTTCTAAGCTTAAAGCTCTATATAAGACAATGAATAGAAAAGTTGAAAAACTAAAAGTAAAAGGAAAATATACAGAAGAGATAAAGACAATTTCTGAACTTATGGAAAAAATACAGGAAATAGTTGGAAAATTCGAATCTGTTGAAGATAAATATAAATCAGAAAAAACAAAAGAACAAAAAGAAGCTATTAAACAAGAATATAAAAATCTTGAAAAAGATTTTAATGATTTGCTTGCTATAGCTAAACAAGAAAGAAATAAGAAAATTTTGTTAGCAGTAGGTCTTATTGGAATAGTTGTTGCAATTTTGCTTATTGGAGCAATAGGTCTTTCTTATCTTGAACAGGCTGGCTCTACTTTAACATTAGCTGGAACCAATATAAAGTCAAGAGTTGAGAAAATGAGTATGTTAAAAGATATTCAGGGAATGTCTATAGCTAACGATCCAGCTCTAAATAGTGCAGCTAAGAATGTAGCTGGTGCGGTTGGCGGAGCTTATTATGATACTCTTATAAAGCAAACAAACAATGCTTTATTTCAGACAGCTATGGCTGGCGGAGCTACTGTAGCCAGTGTTGCAACGGCTGGAATTATAAGTGATATAAAAGAAAAGAAAATAGAAAACAAATCAATGATAGATACTCTTCAATTTGTAGAAAAATTGAAGAAGGAAGAGAAACAATAAAATAGGATTTTTTAAATGAATAAAATGTTAAATGAAATTAGAGAATACTCTGGAGTAAAACAAATAAACGAAGGACTTGTTTTTTTTAAAGATAGTAAGAGAATAAGAAAATATATAGATAAAATTTCTAAAAAAAACGATGGTAGTTTAGATGATTTATTAGAAAAACTTAAAGAGACATCCGATAACTTTGAGGAAGCGGAGAAACTATATTCTTCTGGAAAAAAAGAGAAAGCAAAACAACTTCACGAACAATTAAAAAGACAAAATCAAAATTTAATAAAAATATTAAATAAAGAAAGTGTTAAAAGTTCTTTAATAAAAGCTGGGGTTGTAGCTTTAGTATTTGATTTAATTTTAAAAATGACTATTGGAAGAGGAATATTTTCTCTCTTATTTTCTGGAAATAGTCAGGGAGCCGTAGTAGCTACAGCAACTACTGTAGATCCAAATTCACTAGAATCACTTAGAAGTGAATTAACAAATTCCACTAGAGATTTGCAGCAACAGCTTAGACAAAATCAAGCACAATTAAATAATATAACAAACTATGAAAAAGCCCTAGGTAATATTGAGGCACAGCAAAGAAATGCTCAAAGATTAGCTGAAAGAGCTGCGAGAGAATTAGAAAGAGCTCAGGCAAGAGCTGCAGCTGCAGCGTCTAGATTATAATTAAATATGCTATGGGGTTAAAAAAATGAACTTAAAAGAATATTTAAGAGAGGTTGTCCATTCTGGAAGAAGGGGAACTTTAGAAACAAAATTAAGAGATGAAATAATAACCAAGAAAGATTCTAAAGAAATTTCTGGTTCACCAGATAAAACTGCAACAAAAATAAAAAAAGTTATAGATAGAGCCGAAAGTCTAGAAAAAAAGCAGAAAGCAGAAAAATATAAAAGAGCCGTTGAGCTTTCTAACGATGTTTCTCTTAGTTCTGAGTTTGATAAAAAAGTAAGAACAATAGCTGCTAATAAACAAATTTGGATGGGTGCAGAAAAAGAGGCAGCTAAAATCGGACTTGGAAAACAAACTGGTGGTCGTTCAAAAAATCCAATAGATGCGCTAGTTATGTCTACAGAACAGTTTGAAAAATTTAAAGTTGTATTTTCTAAATTAATATTTAAAAATAGAAACGAACTTTCAAGTATTTTTAATAAATATAATATAAAAATAAATGAAAATTTTATTTTAGAAAACTCTAATACACCATTACTACCAGCTCCAAATAAAGAAGTTACTGAAACAAAAATTAGACAAATGAATAAAACCGACTTTGTTAATTTTTTAGAAAAAATAATGAACGATAAAGAAATTCCTAATGAAGAAAAAAATAAATTTAAATCATTAAATATTGAAGCTAAAGAAAATAAAGATATAACTAAAATGCAATATGAAATAGTTCAACAAAAAGCAACTGTTTTAGATCCACACAAAAAAGGACAAAAGTTATTTTCTAGCGTAAAAATTTCAAGTAATCACGACCTTGAGGAAAGATTGAAAGCAATAAAAAAAGAACTTGGAAGACCTCAAAGAAAAGATGCTTTATATAGAATTTCTAGTGGTTATAGTGGTAAAACTATTAATTTTAAATTCTTAAACACTATAAACATAGAATCAATTAAATTAGATAAAAATAACGTATTTTACAATGATCAAAAAATAGGTTTTATAGATGGAAATACTTTTGTGATAAATATTGATAATGCTATAGGAGCAAGATTAATAACAATGGTTAATTATTATGGTGGAGGTAAAGACGAAGAGGGAAATACTATAGAAACTGAGGAAGTAGCTAAAGGAAGTTTAGATGTTAAATACTAAAGACTTCAAACAACTTGTAAAAGATAGATTAGAAATTCATCAAATAGATGAAAGCATAAAAAAGCCAACCTCTGAACATAAATCTACATGGAGATCTAAAGGTAGAAAAGGCAAACTCTACTTTGTTGTAATGGGAGAAAAAGGTAAGGTTCTTGGTTATATAGACAGCGATTATCTTAATAAGCATAAAAAGAAAGATGGTAAAAAAATGAAACCAATGGATGCAGCTAAAATGCGTCTTAGACAAATAGAGTATTTTAAGAAAAATTAAAATAGTTGTCGCAGGTGCTTGCGTTTTTGTTACTTTTTTATGAAATTTTTTTCGGAGAAAACATATATGAAATTTAGAAAGTATTTAACAGAGCTAACCGCTGAGCTTGGTGTCGGAATAGAAAATAAACCTATTGTTAGGTATTTTTTACCTAATAACGCAAAACCCCATAGGTTTGAAGAGCTGCCAGAAGGACTTTCTAAAAAAGTTTATAAGAAATTTCTTGAAATTCTTAAAACAAAAGATCCTCTTACTTTTAAAATGCTTACCAGCGGTAAGTATGATCCATCTGAAATGGATATAACCATTAGAGGAGACAAGATAATTGTTAAAATGGAAGATGGCGGAGAAAAATCTTACAATATTCCAGAAGTGTAATAATGGCTTTAAATGAACAAGAGAAATATTTTTTAGCTTCAATAGTTGATAAAATAAAAACCTACCAAATAGCAACTAATTTAAAAGAGGCTTTTTCTAGAAGATCTGGTATTTTTGCTACAACTACTTATAACAACGGAGAAGAAGAAATAGTAGACACAGGAATAGAAATATTCCTTGCTTCGAAATCTTTTTATTATTGGCTGCATAAGTATGCAATTGTAGAAATTCCTGGAAGTGGCAACTTTCCCATGGAACCCTATCATTTCCAAACTGAATTTGCTAAAGAGATAGAACAATATAGAAAAATAGTAACTCTTAAAACAAGACAAGCTGGTATTTCTACTTTCTCTTCTTTTTATTGTCTTTGGAGATGCACTTTTAAGAAATCAGAAAATATAGACGTAGTTTCCACTAAGCAGCTAAAAGCCCAACAGTTTGTTAAAAAAATGAAGCCTACTATGAAGGCTATGCCAGAATGGATGAAACCAAAAGTAAAAAACGAGAATACTCAAATGATAGTCTGGGAATTTCCCGATGGTGCTACATCTCAAATATTATCTGAAAGCCAATCTGAGAACGCAGGACGGGGAGATTCTCTTTCTCTTCTTGTTCTAGACGAAGTAGCTTTTTATCAATCTGATAAAATGGTAAGAACAATTATTTCTTCTGCTCAACCTACTTTAACAAAAACAGGTGGTCAGCTTTTATTAATATCGTGTGTTAAAAAAGATACTTATATTTATACAGATAAAGGTTTGCAGCAAGTCCAAGATTTTATACCAGATAACTGCAAACCTGGATATAATAAAATTCCAGAGTTTAAAATAGATGGGATAAACCATAAACAAATTTCTAGCACATTTTATGATAGCGGTATAACTCCAACTAAAAAAATTCATTTACAAAATGGAATTGTAAATGAAATATCTGAAATCCACCCTTTTTATGTTATAGATGAAACTTCACCATTTCCTTATTTTAAACAAACAAAAGACATAAAAGCTGGAGACTATAGTTTGGCTTCCTGTAGAGAAAAAACATTTGGAAACAACGACTATTTCAATTTTGAGTATAAATTTGAATCGCACAGAGATAAGTATAATATCCAAAATTTTGATAATGCAATAACCGAGGATATGTCGTATTTCTTTGGATTGTTAATTGGCGATGGTTTTATAGATTTTTCTAATCAATGTTGTATTATAACATCAAACGATGAAGAAACTCAAAATTGGTTATTAAACAATCCTCACTTTAATTGTGTCAGAGAAATAAGAAAAGATGACGATATTCACTTTAGACTACAAGGTAAATATTTAATAACTTTATTAAAAAAACTAGGTTTTACTAAACAAAAAGCAAAAAACAAAATAATACCTAAAAGATTATTGCAGCTAAGTAGAAAAAATACAGCAGCGTTATTAAGAGGTCTTTTCGATTCTGATGGCCATAGTAGAACAAGAGACGGATCTATAGGATTTACATCTACAAGTGAAGAGTTGTTAAAGCAAGTTAAGTTGTTGCTTGACATGTTTGGAATACAAATTTCTGATGAGAGATGGAATTATATAGACCCAAAAAAGTCAACGAGAGTTAACGTGGTAAGTCATGTTGGACAAATTACAATGTCAAGATATTTTTCTAAAATATTTTATGAGAAAATTGGCTTCAATATAAAAAGAAAACAAGAAAAATATGAGTCAGTAAAACATATAGAATATAGCTCTTCTCAAAGCTACCCAGACATTAAATTTTGGATAAGAGATAATCTTATAAATAAATATGTAGATAAAACTTTACAAAAAAATCTATCCACAGATAAAAGAAAAGATTGGGAACATCCATCGAGAATTTTAAGGTATGAAAGTAGCGATAAAACAACAAGAAATAATATAAAAAAAATTCTTGACTATTATGATGGAATACTTAATGATAAAGAAGAGTATCAGAGATTGTTGGATTTTTACAATAAGGATTGGTATTTATTAGAAGTAAAAAAAATAGAAAACGGAAAAGAGCATACTTATGATTTTGTTATTCCAGAAACAAGAAGTTTTTATGCTAATGGAGTTATAGGTTCTAATACACCAAATGGAATAAGTGGATCTGGTGCTTATTACTACGAACAAATTCAAGCTATACTAACTACTAAGCCAAAGGATTCTAAACTTGTTCAGATAGACTGGTGGATGATACCAGACGATCCAATGATAAAAGGTTCAAAGAAAGGTTTTAACAAGATACTTGAAAATGCTATAACAGAAGATTATTATAATAATCCAGCAATATTAAAGAAGTATAGAGATATATTTGAACCTATAGCAAGAGAACCAAAGTTAAATCCTTGGCTAAAAGCACAATTAGAAGACTTGCAGGATGTAAAGTATAAGCAAGAAATTCTTCACGAATTTATTCTTTCTGGTAATAAAGTATTTAACGAGGAAGAGCTTGAAAGAGTATTTAATAGAATAAAAGAGCCAGTTGAGAAAGATAGATTTAAGGGTAGACAGGTTGATGGTCTTTGGTTTTGGAAAACGCCAAAAGAAGGTAAGAGATATATTATGAGTTGTCTTCCAGAAGGGGAATTTGTTTTAACGGATAAAGGCGTTAAAAAAATAGAAGATGTTAAATTCTCTGATTATTTAATAGATAAAAATGGGAATAATACTAAAATAATTAATAAGCAGATTACTAAAGTTAAAGATGAAAAAATATTAGAAATAAATGTTTCTAATATTTTTAGGAAAACTAAATTTACTGGCAACCATCCAATACTATCTTCTAAAGATACGAAAATGGTAAGAAATAGGAAAACTGGGAGAAGATGGCTTTTTGAATGGCAGTTTAACAATGCAGATAATTTGTCTAAAAATGATTGGCTTGTTTATCCGAATATTTATTTTGACAAAGAAATAAGTGAAGAAGATATTTTAGAAAAATTTAGTTACAAAACAAAAAGATTTGATTTTGATATAGAAAAAAATATAATCCTCGACGAAGATTTTTGGTGGTATATAGGACTTTGGCTAGCAGAGGGTTGGACATCAAAGCTAGGATACTCCAAATCAATTTCAACAGCCCACAATTTAAAAGAAGAAATGTGGATTTATGATAAAATAAAGCACATTTTTTCCAAATATCAAAGAAAACCAAGCATATCCTTGCATGAAAAAACAAATAGTTTTAAGGTTATTTTTAATTCTGGTCAGATATTTGAATTTCTAAATGAGAACTTTGGTAAATATGCAGATGGAAAAAAAATTGCAGAGTGGGTAAAATATATTCCAAATAAGTTTAAACTTAAATTAGTAGAAGGTTATCTTGTTGGAGATGGTTGTTATTTTAAGCCAGCAAGCAGAGAACTATATACAACAAGCTTTGTTTCTATATCGCAAAAACTTTTAGAAGATTTTCAAGATATTCTTTTTTCTTTAGGTTATATTTCTTCCATGGGTCTTTTAAGGAAAGCCGGAGAAACTATTTTTCCAGATGGAAAAATTTATAAAACAAAAGAAACATACCACCTTAACTTAAATGGAGGAGAATCTTTTAGGTTGTTGAAGGATTTAGGAAAAGACGTTAATGAAAATTACAATGTAAAAACCAGAAGAAGAATAAGGGATTGTTTTTTCTCAGAGGATAGGAAATTTATATATTTTAAAATAAAAGACATAAAAGAATATAAATACTCTGGATTTGTTTATAATTTTGAGACAGAAGATCACTCTTTCTTATCTAAGGGAATAACCACGCACAACTGTGATATCGCTAAGGGAACTTCTAACGACTATTCTTCTTTCCAAGTATTTGATGTAGAAGATTATGAACAGGTTTGCGAATACAAAAACCTTATTTCTACTCCAGCATTCTCTGCACTTATTAAAGATGTGGCAAGATATTATAATGAGGCATATTGTGTAATAGAAAGTAACGGAGTTGGTGAGGCAGTATTTACTAAACTCTATTACGATGAATATGACCCCTATGGAAACTTATACAAAGAGTTTAAGAAGAATAAGAAGGGAGAAACTATTGCTACTGGTTGGACTACAACCCAAGCATCAAGACTTCTTATTACAAATACTCTTATAGATTGGATAAAAGTAGAAGAACTTTTTTCCACTATAAAAATTTATAGTAGCAGAACATATAATGAAATGACTACATGGATCTATGGATCTGGCGGTAGACCTATTCACGTAGATGGAGCAAACGACGACTTACTTATATCGCTAGCTTTATCCCTTTATAATAGGCATAGAGCAGTAAATTCTGGACAATCTTTTCTTATAGCAGAAGATGGAAAAGTTTTGTCTTATGAAAATTCTAAAAACGAAGAAGTAGAAAAAGGAATGTTTGGTTTAATAACTAGCGACAATGATACAGACGATGAAGGTTTTACAAAAGAAATGGCCGATGCATACAATTGGCTTATTTCTGGTTAGGAGAAAAAAATGACTAATAGGCAAATATTTGAGAAGCTTAATGATATAGAAGACCCAGCTCTTGAATTAGACAAGAAGATTGAAAACAATAGTTTTAATAAAACTAGAAGAAGAAAGAAGTTAAAAACAAAAGGAAAGGCTACCGGAGAAATAGCTCTTACGCAAAACACCGGAAGAGTTGCTAATAAAGAAACTCTATATGATAAAATGTCGAGGAAACAAGAAGAGAAAGTTGAAGAACAAATAAAATTTCAAAGTATAGACGGTATATATATAAACGTCATATTTGAAGGAAAAGAGTATGACTTCTCTCGTTTGATGTTTGATAAAATAAATGGAAGCGATAAGAACAGTTCTAGAATTATCAACAAAATTAGAGAAATGAAAAATAAAGATAAGTATAGCGGTTCTCTTTATGAATACGTTACAGAACTTTCCAAAAAAGGATAAAACATACTATGCTTGTGAATGGAAAAGAGGTTTTCTATAGTAATTATACAGAAGAGAGCCAAAAACAAAGTATCAATATTCAAGATAAGATTGCTGGTGCTACAAAAAATTTCGATATAATTTCTGATGTTACTTCTAAAGAGTTAAAACAATTAGAAGCTCAATATAACACTGACTTCTCTGAAGTTACAAATGGTTTTGGTTTTTTTGATAGCGAAAAAGCAACAAATGAAGACTATGAAGATAGAAAAGAAAATTATGTAGTTTATGATTTAATGGACCAAAATGAATATCTTCATAGAGGTCTTGAAATTATAGCAGACGATTCTACTCAAAAAAATGATGACGCACAGGTAATAAAAATATTAACTGATGATGAAAAAAAGAAAGAAATTTTAGATGAACTTTTTTATGATACCCTTGATCTTAATAACGAGATATGGTCTATAGTTTATGAAACTTGTAAAAAAGGCGATGGCTTTTACGAAGTAGTTCCAGACAACTATAAAAATCCAAAGAAGATAATGAAACTAAAGTGGCTTGATCCTTTGAGAGTAGATAGAATAGAAAGAAATGATAAGCTATTGTATTTTAAATACACAGTTCCAGTTGAAGGTCCAGCAAGCCAAAAAGAAAAAACAATAGCAGAATATAAACTTATGCCTTGGCAAGTTCTTCACTTTAAAGTTTTGGAAGATAAAAAATTAAAGCCATATGGAAGATCTTTGTTTGAAAGCGGTAAAAGAACATTTAGAAGACTTTCTTTAATTGAAGACATGATGCTTGTTTATAGAATAAGTAGATCTCCTGAGAAGAGAGTTTTTTATATAGACGTAGGTAATCTAAATCCAGTAGAAGCAAAAAAGTTTCTGCAGAATATGAAGAATAGTTATAGATCTAAAAATACTATGGATCTTAATGGAAAGTATTCTAAAGTTCAAAACGTTACATCTATAACTTCAGATATATTTATTCCAGTAAAAGAAGGCGGAGCTTCATCAAGAATAGAAACTTTGCAATCTGGACAAGCATTCGCAAATATGGATGATGTTAAATATTTTGCAGAGAAACTATTAAGAAGTATTAATATTCCAATTAGCTTTATTGACGATGTTGCTTCTAGAAATCAATCTCTTTCTCAAATAGACTCTAGATTTGCAAGATTTATAGAAAGAATACAATCACAAATAAAGAAAGGCCTTAATAAATTGGCTACTTTAGAGCTTGTGTTTAGAGGATTTAAAGAAGAAGATTTAATTGATTATAAGCTTGAACTTAAAAATCCATCACAAGCAAAAGAGGTTATGGAAATAGAAATCATAAACCAGAAAATGAGTATGCTTAGCAATTTGCTAAACGTTCAAGTATTCCCAACCCAATGGATACTTAAGAAATTTTTGAAGTTTAATGATAAAGAAATATCTGATATAATGATGTTTAAGAAACTAGAAGATCAAGAAAAGATGCAACAACAAATGGGAGCTGGCGGTGCGGATATGGGAATGGCTGGCGCTGACATGGGATTAGGTGGAGCAGATATGGGAATGGCTGGCGATGCAGGGGTTCCACCAGAAGGTGGAGAAGTTCCAGCTGATACAGGAGTTCCGCCAGAAGGTGGAGAGGTTCCAGCTGAAGTAAATGTTGGAGCAGCCCCAGAGCCAGAACAATTAACGGCTTCAGTTATGTATAATCTTTATGGAAGAAAATTCTTGCTTGAAGAAAATAAGGAATCCTTTTTTGATCTTATTAGATATATAAAAGAAAGAGAAAAGCCATCTGAAATGATGAATATTTTTGAAAGTGCATTTGAAGAATTAAGAAAGCCAAGAGTTACAAGCAAGAAAACTGAAGGCTTTAATAGAATGAAAATACTAAATGAATTAGGTGGAATTGATCTGGAAAAAAGATATGTAAGTGTATATCTTAAAGAAGGAGAAGTTTCTTTGGATGGCTCAGATAAAAAAATAATACCACTTTCTGAGGAGATAAGTTAAAAGATTTTAACGTTGGAAAGTTAAATATGTCAAGAAAAAAAATGATGCTAAAAGCCCTTCTAGAAGAAGTCAAGAAAGATTTTCTTATTGATCTAGAAGTAGGACAGTTCTTTGAAACAATTAATACCGTATTCCCAAAAGAAGAAGTTCCAAAAGAAGAAAGGAACATCTTAGTAGAGGAAAGTGTTTTCGCTACTAAACCCCTAGCCTGTTCCCGAAAAACAAAACAAGAGTTTATAAAAGAAAGTTCACCCTTCTCTGGATGGTTTAAAAATCCAAAGAAGGGTGATTTATTAGAGGTTGTTGAAGTTTTACCAGATGGTTCTGGCATATTTGTAAACAAAAGTATAAATGAAGAAATAGCTAAAAAACAGTATTCTACAGAAAACTTAAAATTTATACATTTTGGAAAATTAGATATTATAGAAGGCAAAATAAAAAGAATTTATAGAAACTTAAATAAGTTTTTACAAGGAGATAATGATGAATAAAATGACTGTAGCTCAGCTTGAGTATGCAAATATTCTTAATAACGAGAATAAGCAGAAAATTCTTGAGAAATTAGTTAACGAAACAGATAACGCAAGTTTTGTTTCTATGTTTGAAGACAATAGTGCTATTCTTTTCGATCACGAAGAAGGCAATTTTTATGTCTCGGATTTTCAAGTTAATGAAGATAATCTTCAAGTAACTTTTAAGAACTTCGAAAAGATTGAAATCGTTAAAGAAAAAAATCTTTTATCAGAAGCTGTTTACAACTTCTTTGATGAAGACGATGAAGATGTTATGAAGCTTGCAGAAGCTTATTCTTCTTACTATAAGCAAGACTATTATGTTTCTGAACTTATTAGCAAAGCTATGTCTAAGAAAGATTTTTCTAACATAATTGATTATAGTTCAATTGTAGAAAGCGAGAAGGTAGATATTGAAGGACTTATGGAAGAAGACTGGTTTGTTTCTTATCAGAACAGATTGGACGATAAACCAATGACTGAAATTAAGCACCTTAACTGGAACAAAGATTCCGTTTCTGTTTCTTTACTTGAATCTGAAAAAGTTAAGAAAGTTACCGAAAACAAATTTGAAAGAGCACAAGATCTTTGGAAAGTAGAGAAATTCAGAAAGGCTATCGTAGAAGCTTCTTCTGCTTTCGTTGATGATGTTGAGGAAGGAACAAGCTTGTTTGCAGAAGCAATTTCACAGTTTCCTGAATTTGCTCTTTTGGATGGTTCTGAGAAGAAAGAAATTATCGCAAAGACAATTTTGTTTGATGGAAAGCTTAAGACTTCTGCTAAGCAAATCACAGAAGGTTTTACTGCTAAACTTAAAGATGGTACTTTTGATTTAATTCTTGAAGAAGCAGAAGAAGCACTTGCTGATGCAGGAGAAACTGGCGACGATAAAGAAGACGATAAGCCAGCAAGCCTTACTCCAGATCAAATAAGAAAACTTAAGCAAGAACTTGAGAAGATTGCTGATGAGTGCGAAGACGAAAAACTCTCAGATAAGATTGAAGCAGTTATAAAGAAGCTCGAAGAAAGCGCTGAACAAAATTACACAGACGTATTTGCGGTAAGAGAAGCAGTTTCTCTTATTACGCTCTAAGGAGAACCTAGAATGAGAACTCAAGATAAATATCTCCAAGAAGGAGTTATTGCCGAAAAAGAGCTTTCACAAAAAGAGCAGGAATTTCTTTCCCTTGTAAGTATGGTAAAGGGATATAAGAAAAATTTTGATGAATTCATGGATCATCCTGAAAACTTAAAAGGTAATTTTGCTAATCAGATCAAAGATCTTTTTGATGCTGTAGAAGATGCAGAGAAAGAATATAAGTCAAAGCCTACTGCGAAAAATTTTCCAGACGATAAAGCTGCTAGAAAGCAACGTCTAAACTTTTTTAAGTTGAAGATAATGAGAATGAAACAAAAACTTCCCCTTTTGAAGGATATGGCAAAGAAAGGCGGAGAAACAACTTCTAAGAAGAAGGTTGAATCTGCTCAAAATGCGTCTAAAGAAAGAAAAGAGCAGAAATATGCTTCTGAAAGACAAAAGGCTTATTCTGAAGTAAAAGGAAAAGTTGAGGCTTTCAAAAATTCTAAAGATTTTAAGAGTTTTGGAGAAAGAGTTCGTTCTCATATGACGAACAAATAAAAGGAAAAAAACATGGTAAGTCTAATAAAATCTATTAGAACTAACAGCGGAGTAGAAGAATTGATAGCCGAGAATTATCTCGGTTATCAAAACTATAATGATGATATACAACTCGAAGAGGGTTTAGTATTTTTCAAAAATAGTAAAAGACTAACTAAGCTAGCGTTCAAGATGGATAAAAAATCTAATAAAGCCAAAAACCCTGTTTATAGAGAAGAACTCCAAAAACTTTCCACAAAAATGAAAGAAGCAGCAAAAGATTTTGAGGTTCTTGAAAACAAATATAAAGCAGCTAGAGGCTCAGATAAGAAAAAAGTAAAAGAAGAATTTGCTGGATTAAAGAAAAACTACTCTGATTTAGTCTCTATGGTAAACAAAGAAACAGTAAGAAAGGCAATTTTATCAGTCGGTCTTGGTGCTTTAACTGCATTCTCTATTTTTAATCTATATGGTTTTATAGTTTCTGCTGGAGGATTAAGTCCAGCCGTTGCAACAGCTACAGCTGAAGCTTCTAAACTTCTAAGTGGAGCAAGAAATGTTGTTACACAAAGATTAGAAAAAGCTTTTCAATTTATAAAACAAAATCCAAATGTCGCTCCAGAAGTAGAGTTTTCTTCTTCTCAGCTTTCTATGCTTGACGCTGGAGCAGATAGAGCAATTGGAAGTGTTGCAACAAGAGAAGCCTCTAGACAAGCTTTTGCTGCCGCAAGATCTGGCGCAGAAAGCTCTTTGGATGCTGGAGCTATGGGAGCTACCGTAGGAAGTGTTGCAGCTAGAAGAGCTGCCGTTAATGCCATTAGAAGAACAAGATCTTCTATGGTCGAAATGAAAGAATATGAAGAAGGAGTTTCTTTGTTTGAAGGCTATATAGTCGATAAAAATTCAAAGAAAGGATTTGTAAAAAATCTTTTTGAGGAAATCTACAAAAACACTTCTTTCGAAAATACTGAAGAATGGTTTATTGCTTATAAAGCAATAACATCTTTAGATAAGTAACGGAGAAAAAAATGAACGAACAAGTAATGTTTCTTTCTGAATATCAACCTCTTGATTTTCAAATTATAAATGAGGGAACAGAAGATAAGAAATATAGAATAGTAGGCGTTGTTTCTAGAGCCGATGTTCCAAATAAGAATAAAAGAATTTACCCAAGAGGAATTCTTAAGGAAGCTGTAGAAGGAGTAAGAAACGCCGCTTTAAAAGGTGGGTTTGTAGGAGAATTAGACCATCCTTGTCTAATTTCTCCAAAATATCAAATACTAACTAAAGATGGCTGGAAAGAGTTTGTTGATATTAATTCTGAAGATGAAGTAGCAACTTTTAATGAAGATAATGTTATAGAGTATCAAAAAATAGAAGGTATAATAAACGAGCCTTTTAAAGGAAAAGCCTATGAAGTAAAAGGAAGAAATATAGATTCCGCTTTTACAGGCGCTCATAGATTTTATCTTGAAAATAGATATGGAAAAAGAGAAGTAGTGACTTTAAAAGAAATTTATGATAATAGAACAAAATATAATAAGCATAAGATTTTAAAAATCGGCAAGTGGATCGGTAACGGAAAAGAAACTGTGACCATACCAGCCGTTCCTCAAGAAGAGCTTAATGGAAGCTTTAAAAACTTAGAAAAAATTTCAAAGGATTTAATTTTAAACGCTAAAGACTTTTTTGCCTTTATGGGAATTTATCTAAGTGAAGGTAACATTTCTCACACTAGAGATGAAAACAATAGGGTTTATATATCTCAAAATGAGGGATTGGTTGCCGATGAAATAAGAGAACTTCTTTCTAGGCTTGGTTTTGAGTTCTCGGAGAATTCTAGAAAAAGAGAAAATTCTGTAGGAATAACCTTCTCTTTTTTAGAGCCAAGGCTAAAAAGATTTCTTGCTCCTCTAGGCAACTGTTATACTAAATATATACCAGCAGAGCTTAAGGAATACGATGAACAATATCTAGAAGAGCTTCTTGAGTGGTTTGTTAAAGGTGATGGTAGAGATCAAAGAGGAATGAACGGTGGAAACAAAGTAAATGTTTTTTCTGTTTCTAAAAAATTGATAGAAGACCTACACGAAATTCTTATTAAAACTGGTGGAAGTGGAAATTGGACAGAGCATGATACTACCGAAGATTATATGTTTGCTGATCATCTTATTGAAGCAGAAAACAAGAGAATTCTTTATCAATTAAATTTTTCCACAACTAAGGGAATTTATTTAGACGAGAGAAATCTTTCTATAGAAGAAATAGACCACGATGGCAATATTTATTGTATAACAGTTCCTAATGGAAATTTTTACATGAAGCAAAATGGAAAAGCTTTTCTTACTGGAAACTCGTCTCCCAAGATTAATGTTGAAAGAATTTCTCATAAGATTACGAAAATAGATATGATGGAAGATGGAGCGGTAGTTGCCGAAATGGAAGTTCTTGATACACCTCATGGAAGAATTTTAAAGCAGCTTATTAATGAAGGTGTTCATCTAGGAGTTTCTACTAGGGCTCTGGGAAAAGTAACCCCATATAGAGGTCCTTTAGGTGAAGGTCTTGTGGAAGTAAGCTCTGGTTTGAATTTAAAAGCTATTGATATAGTTTTTGAGCCATCTGCTGGTGACGATGGCAGACCTAACTTCTTTGCTGAAAGCGTAGAAGATCTTTATGCGATTGAACAGTTTAAAAAGAAAACCTTAACAGATGTTGTAAAGGATGTTTTTTAAATAAAATGAACCAAAAGAAAAGAATAAAAGAATTGTCTCTTAATGAAGAATTAAGAGACGATATTGTTTTGTTTGATGTAAAAATGAAGATAGGTTCTATTAGAAAAAATTTAAAAGATATTTTTTATAGTAAGCTTATTAACAAAGAAGAAACAGAGCTTGTTCAAAAGATTTCTGTTTTAATGGATGATCTTGATAAGAAAGTTAAAAAAAATCATCAGGATATTTCTAAGAAAAAATAAAAATGTCTATAGACATTTTTTACCACACGGAAGTCGAAAACTTCAATAAAAAAAGCGAAGCATAGATTGCTTCGCTTTTTTACTATCATATATAGATTGATAAAATAGCATTACATAAATGAAATAGATGTTTTATAGCTTTTAAACGCTAATTTATAAGTTTTGAAAAGATAAACTATATTATGAAATTTCTAACAATGGAGGAAAATAATGAAGAATTTCGAAGACATCGAAATTACCGATGAGCAAGCAGAGGTAATTAGAGAGTCTCTTACAGCTTGGAAGGAAGAAATGTATGTTCAGTTATCTGAAGACGTTGAAGCCGAAAAAGCTGCAATTAGAGAGCAACTCGAAAAAGAAGCAGACGAATACAAAGCTTCTTTAAAAGAAGACTTTACTGAAAAGTTTATCAATGCTCTTGAAGAAATGAGAAAGCACGTAAAAGCTGAAGTTCTAGCTGAGACAATTCAAACCAATCCAGCACTTCAAATTCTTGAAGAAATCAAGGAAAAGGTTGCACCTTTGCTTAATGAAGAATACGTTGCAAACTCTTATTCTCAAGAACTTCTTGTTCTTAAAGAAGAAAATGAATATCTCAAGAAAGAAATTGAACTTGAAGAGGGCGCAAAGCAACTTGCAATGCTTATCGCACCATACTCAGGAAAAGTTCAAGACTTTATTCTTTCTATGATCGAAGAAGGCAATGCTGAAGAAGTTACCGAGCAGTTCTATAATATCGTAGAGCAACTTGAAAACTTAAGCGAAGCTGGAAAAGACGAGGATGATGAAGAAGAAGAAGAAGAGGGCGAAGATGATGAAGATGATGACGACGACGAAGATGATGACGACGACGAAGATGATGAAGATGAGGATGATGAAGAAGAAGATGATGAAGATGAGGACGATGAAAAGAAGAAAGATGACAAGAAAGAAGAATCCGAAGATTACACTGATGGCGAACTTTTAGGCGAAAGCGTAGAAAAAGCACAAAAGAAAGGCTCTAAAGCACTTAGAGGTATTAAGGATTTAATCTAAATTGACATTTTTAAAATATAGTAAAGATAAAAATATAAATTTGATTTATGGAGGAAAAAATGGCATCCAATAAGGAACGATACCTTCAAGAAACAGAGCAACTTTTAAATAAATGGGAGTGGCTCCTTGAAGGCATTGATGGAAAGGAAGAAAGACTAAATACCGCAATGGTTTTGGATTCTTCTTATAAGATTATGATTGAAAAGGGACAACTTCCTGAAGGTTGGCTCGAAAAGCAACTCAACGAAGACGAAGAACTTAATGAAGCTCCTAACACTATAGATAGCACCTTCGGAAATTCTACTGTTATTCCTAGAGTTATCTTCCCAATGATTAGACGGGTTATGCCTGATCTTATTGCAAATAAGCTTGTTTCAGTTCAGCCTATTCAAGCAAGAACTGGTATTGCTTACCATATTGACTATAAGTATTCTAATGCTAAGGACGGAACTGGTGGAAAGTCTTTCACCGGACACCCATATAGCTTTGAAGGTAATGGCGTTCTTCCAAGACGATATACTTCTGAGAAGTTCTTTGCTGGAGCACCTAATCTAGCAGCTGGTGGAACTACTACTGTTAACCTTACTTCTGCAGCTGATGGCCCTCTTGCATTCTTCAAAGATTACGGAGTTCAAGTTTTTGCTGATGACGCTGCTGTAGCTACTTTTGCTGCAGGCATTACTAAGAGAGTAGAAGTTTACTACCGAGGCGTAAGAAATAGAGCTCTTGAAGAAGCTACAACTTATTCAGCTGTAACTACTAATCTTGCTATCGTTCTCCCTCAAGCTACTGGAGAATTTGCTTCTCTTGATGCAAAGCAAGTTGTTGTTTACTGGCTCTATACTCTTGAAGGTTCTAAGTATATTCCTGAACTCGAGTTCACAATTGGTTCTAAGACTATCGAAACCCATGAGCGAAAGCTTAAGGTAAGATGGACTGCAGAAGCTGAACAAGATATGCAGGCTTATCATAAGATCGACGTAGAAGGCGAACTTGTAAAGATTGCTTCTACTGAAATGAATTATGAAGTAGACCGAGAGATCATCGACTTTATCGAAGATCTTATTCAACCTGAACTTTCTTTTGCTGTTCAGTTCGGTGAAACAAGAAATGCTGTTCAAGTAGCTTCTGATCCAACAACTGCTGGTGTTACTCCTTTGGATGATGCTTCTGGAACTCTTGGAGTTACTTTCGATCAAGTTAAGGGAATTCAAGGTAACTACCTTGACCGACATCGAAGACTTGCTCAGTTGATTTTCCAACTCCAAGCCGAGATGACTGTTTTCAACCGACAAGGTGGTGCAAACTGGGCAGTTATTTCTCCCCAAGTTGGTGCTCTTCTTAAGATGCTTCCTGGCTTCGAAGGTGAAATCGCTGGTTCTAGCTTGAAGATCCAAGAATTTGGTAATCTTTCTGGAATCCAAATGTATGTTGATCCTAACAAGAAGGACAGAGAACTTGTTACCCTTGGTCTTAAGACTACTAACTCTAACTATGGTGCTGGTGTTGTTTATGCTCCTTACCACAGCTGGATGAGTTCTGTAGTAACCAATCCTGAAAACTTCGATAGCATCAGAGGATTTTTCTCTCGATATGCTGTAGATAGTTTTGAGCGTGGTGAATGGTTCTATGCTGGTCTTACTCTTGACGGTGTTGAATACATGGGTGGTTCTACTCCTTATACCGGAGACCATGGACTTCGATGGGTTTAATTGACTAAAGTCATAAAATAAAAAAGGCGGCTAATTAGCCGCCTTTTTTATTGCTTAATAAAAGTCATCTGGAAGCAACATTGATTTATTTTTATAATCTTCTATTCTTCTTTTTCTCTCTTGCATTCTTTGTTCTATCTCATTAATTAAAATGAGATCTTTTTGGTTCATATTTTCATAAGCATCAATAAGCATAACTAATCTTTCTTTTTCGGAAATTTTTCTATACTCTTCTTCTATATTATTATACATCTTAAATCTCCCCTTATGCTATTTTTATTTTTAGAAACTATTATCAAGTTCTCTTTATGTTCTTCATATATTCCAATGTTACTTAAGCTAGATTTTTTAAATATTCCATCAGTTATAAGAATTACTAAAGGCGGAGTTTCTTTTTCAAAGTAATATCTTTGAACTTTCTTTTCTTTAGAAACATATTCTACATGATAACTATCTCTTTCTTTTTTAAAAATACTTAAGAAGCAATCTGGATTAGTCCCACCACCACCTATTATTTCTATATCGTTAGAAAACTCTCTTGGTATATCTAATACTTTTTCTGCCCACTGAAAGACTATAACTCTTCCTTTAAGGTTAAAGGAGAGCAGATCGTGAATTCTTTTTAATTCACTAAAAATAGATGATAGAAACTCTTGTTCACAGGCTATGGTAGCACTTGTATCAATTCCTACAAAAATAGTTGGAGAGTTTTTAATTTTCTCTAACTTATCCCCTTTAGACATTATTCCATAATAGCTTCTTGGATTTTTTATCCAAGAGAAATATGATTGAATAATTTTCTTAGTGCTTTTGTTTTTTGAAATAAATATATTAATATTTTTATTTAATTCTTTTCTCCAATCTATTCCTAAGCTATTTACTTTTTGCTTAACAGTTAAAAGGTATTGTGATTTTCCAGATTTACCATTAGTTGAAGAAAGCTCTTCTGCGTTTTCAACCATTCTTTTTGCAGATATTTTTTTATCATTGTTTGTTTCATTAGTTTTAAAGAATTCATCTTCTTCTTCATCTATAAAATGCTTTTCTTTAAAATACCCGCTTTTAAGCCACTTATGTTCTATTCCAATTCTTAAATCATTTGGATTTAAATACATAATATAATTCTTGTCAAAGTCTTCTATATTATTATAGACCTCTTTACCATTTGGCTTCTTAATTACAAGAGAACCATTCTTTATAGTAGCTTGAAAGAAATCTGGAAATTTACCTTCTCTTTCTTGAACTTCAAAATTAAAGTTGAATGACATATTAGATTTTTCTGATATAGAATTGTTAAACTCTTTATTCTTATTAGTTAGCCAATGGAAAATATCTTGGGAAGAATAGCCAAGCTTTTCTTGTTGTCTATTTTCTATTTTATAAGTAGTAGGAACAAAGAATACCCCATAGGGGAATTTAGGTTGAAGTCCATTATAGCTAATCTTTTTAAGCTCTGAATTAATAACACAATCTTCTGCCACATTAGCTACTAAAGGATTTTCGTTAAAAATCTTTTTATTTATCTCTATATGCTTTTTGAATACATGTTCTGCTTCGTGAAGAACTATAAAGAAAAGCTCCTCTTTAGAATATATAAAAAATATTTTTGATTTGAATATAAAATAAGTTTTATCGCTTCTACTTATAACGCCAACCACACCATCTTTTAAGTATTCACCATCTTCGTCAATTATATAATTAACATTCAAAAGAAATACAGAAACAAGTGGTTCTCTTGAATATAAATATAAAGCAAGATTGTAAAAGAAAATGGGTATATCTACTTTTTTCATAATTTATTATAGCTCTTTAATTTTTTTTAATCAATAGAAATTATTTGGTTTTGAAATTCACTAAGTCGTAAAAGTATTTTGGGTTCTTAAGAAACAAACTTAAGCGTGGAACTATTTGTTTTGGGTTCTCAACAGAGAAATGATAAAGAAGATATAGATCAATTTTGCTTATTGATATCCTTACTATATCTAAAACATCTTCACTAAGCTCTAAGAGATTGTCATAATCAGATTTTAGATTATACCACTCTTTCATATTTATCCATGGCTCTTCTATTTTTTCTCTTATTGATATAGGGCAATTCTTAATAAATAAATCTAGTTTTTCTTTATAGAAAGTAAGTATTTCTTCTATAGCATATTCAGGATTTTCTTCTTTCTTTTTATTTATTTCGTTGTTGTATAATTCATTTAATTTATTTTCTAGAGGAGTTAAATCATAGACTATTCCATAATTAACCCAACCTTTTTCTGTCTTTACTTTTCTTTCATAGAAGTCGATAAGGCCTTTTTCTTTTAAAGACTTTCTTCTTCTTTGCATAGTTCTTGAGGAAGTTTGAGCATCTATTTGTTCGTCTCTTAATGTCCAGCCAGATGAGAAGCGAGAAATTATAAGTAGAAAGCTAAGCTCTCCATCGTCTATTCCTAAATTATTTCTTTTATCTATTAGTAGGTTTGGAACTATAAAATAACCATAATCTTGTATATGATTGCCAAATTTTATTTTTCTCATTTCTTCCTTTTTCTACTTAAAATTTTATCCTTCACTTCTATTATCAATTCAGTTTCATATCCATCAAGCTTATCTAAGTTCTTTATGTTGTCTTTAGAATCCAAAATTATTTGAAGTATCTCCACTCTCTTCTCATCATCTAGCAATTGCATTTTTAAGATATTAGAATAAGCATCGTTAAATCTAATCAAATAGTTGTCTGCGTTAAGAAGCAAATACAAAGTAAGTAATGCAAAAAATAATATTGCATAATTAAAAGTTATGAAGAAAGCAAGAAATAAAACTATTAAACTTCCATCAATATTTATGGTGAAGCTAAAAGCCTCTGACATAAAAAATCTGAACTTGCTGTCCATCCCTCTTGCGACTTTTCTATTTGATATGTCGTTAGGATCTCCTGTGTTTAAAATTTTTTCATTCAGTATTATTGATAAGCAAAATACTATATAAAAGAGAAAGATAATTTGAGAGATTAAAAAAGAGTAATTAATTATAACATTTGTTTCATATATATTATGGAAAGCATAAGTTATAATAATTAATAAATTTATTGTTATAAAAGTTATCGTCAATTCTTTTTACCTCTCATTACTTCTAACGCACTGTCTAAATCTCCGCTATTGACGTTAAGAATTAAACCAGAAACTTTTCTATAAACTTGATTAAGTGCAACTAGCCTTGTGTGAATATATGATATGTTTTGTTTGTGTAAATTTTTATACATATCAAAAACAAACATTGATAAATCTTCTTGTGAACAATTTAGCATACCTATAATTTTTGCTATAGAAGATGGATAGTCTTGTAGAATTACTTCGTCCTCTACCTTAAGAATAAAATGCAATATGCTTTTCAATAGACTAACAACGCTACCTCTGTTATTAGAGGTTTTTTGAAGTTTCTCTTTGTAGTTTTCTGGATAATAAAGAAGATCTTCTACTGGTATCATTGAGTTAAGAAAAGCTATGTAGTTAGCAATTATACTATCAATTATTTCGTTACCTAAGAAACCAAACTCAAATACATTTCTTTGTAAGAACTTTATTTGAGTTTCAGGTTTATAGAACCATTCTTGGAAAGAAATATTATTTAACCCAATATTCTTAAAGTGTAAATAAGCATCTTCTAGAATAGCATCAGAGGCTAGTGTCCAAGCTCTCGGAGAGAAAGTTGAACCTGCTTCCTCTGAATTATCAGAGTTCTTCTTTGGAATTAAAAAAGGATACTCTGGACCATTCTCAATATATTGTTGATAAATATATTGAATAATAATAGGAATTATTCTTAGCGGAAGAATTTCTTCTTCAAACTTAAATTCTTTAGCCGCAAAATTTTCTAGCCAACTCTCTGCGTCGTATTTATAATATACTCTTCTATGCCATCGTTCATCAGTCGCAATATCTCTATCGTTAACAGAATTTAGAGAAGAAACATTTTTTTGTTCTCTAGGATTACCAGCACCAATTACTACAGTTCTAGCAGGTAGTTTATATTTTATTGACTTAGAAATTTTTTCATCATAAAAAGATGAACCACCTATTTCTCCGTTAAGAATTAGGTTCATAAAAGAAGCTTGTTCTTCTGTGTCTGCTTTGTTAAATTCATCTAAAAATAAAACCCATACATCTTGACTATCACTAGGTGGTAGATTTGTAGGAGAAGTTAGAAGAGTTTTTCTATCGCTGTCTCCCTCCTTACCGGACAAATAAGGAAATCCTATAACACTTTCAATTGGAACTTTTTGTATTTCTAATGAGTGAAATTTACAACCTAGCTCAATTGCTATATTTTTAACTATTTCTGTTTTTCCGTTTCCTGTTGGCCCCTCTATAAAAAGAGAACGAGGCAAGCCTTTTGTATCAATAGTCTTTACTTTTTCTATTAAAGAACCTATCTCTTCTTGCAGTTCTTTTGAATTAATGTAAGGCTTCTTTGTTCTTTCAATATATATTTCTTTTTCTTCAAGTTCGAGTAAATCATAGATTTTATCAAATAACATTTAAGCTCCCTAAGATGATTTTATTATTCATTATAAAAGAAAAAATTTTTCTTATCAATAAAAATTTTTGAGTGTTCTTGTTGGTAAAGTTAAAAATAGTAAGATTTACTTAAAGAAGGAAATCCAATGAAGGAAATTTTTAGAAATATAACATACAGCGATGAAAGTTTGTTCGTTCATAAGAACGATAAAGTTTCGCTAAAAGAGTATGTTGATAACATCGTAGCATACGCATCTTTTGATCAGACATTTGATCTTGATTATTTCTCTGGAACAAAAACAGCAACAGGTGGCTCTGTCTCTCTATTAGAGAATTTAGACGCTACTCCAATGTCTTTAGGCGGGAAACATTTAGTTCTCTCTGATGAAATTTTATATAATAAAAATAATTTTGTCAACTTAAAAAAGCCAACCCTAAAGTTCTATCTTAGACCTTGGTATTCTAATGGTTACGGACAACAATATTTAAAAAATGCTAGTATAGTAATTGACGCAAACTCTGCTGGTGACTATGAAATAACAATAATAGTAGCAGAAGAACTTCTAGGGACATTTACAGTTACTTTAGCTGATGGAGATACTCAAAATATAGTTTGGGGAAAAATCGCTACAGCTATTTCTTCTGTGTCAGCTAGAATAACTTTAGCTGAAGATGCAACTTTATCAAAGCTTTATTTTAGAGGTTCTTTAGTTGGTGAGGGAGTATCTGTAGCTATAACAACAAATGCTATTGATGGTAGTGTTCTTAGTTTAGAGGAAGCAGTTTTATATAATACTCCAACAACAGATATAACCCTTATTTCTTTTACCAATGAAGTAGACAACTCAAGAAAATTTGAGTTTATTCACACAACTGATGGCTGGATAAAAGTAAGACTTTATAGCTCTACCTCTTCTATAGTTTTTGAAGAAAATGTCATTAAATGGAGTAATCATCACAATATCTGGGATTTCTTTGAAGTTCATATAGAAGATGAAAGTTTAATTTTCTTTCTTAATGGTAGATTAAAAAGGTTTTTTGTTTTAGATAATTATTTCTGTGATTTTTCAGATTTATATTTAAAGCTTAAAGCAGATCCAGTTTATCAATACAGATTTGATAATTTACTTGTTCTTAGCGAAATAGATAATATGAGATCCTATGAGGTTTCAGAATATCCTCTTACCAGATACACAACTTCAAGACCTTATATAGAAATTGATTTTGGTTCTGGTTTCAGTAATGAAGCTATAATGGGCATTTCTCTATTAGCATCTGAAAATACTAGATACATAATTCAAAAAGATACTGACTACTATTTTTGGTTTGGAAATTCTTGGATAGAATCCGATGGATCTTTCTCGCAATCTTCTGCTCCAGAATATCTGGAATCTTATATAAATGATTTTATTTTTATAGAAGATGCAGAAGTAAAGTTTAGAATATATTTCGACTCTGATGGCCTAAAAGATGCTTGGGTAGATGCAATAGAGTTTGATTATATTAGAGACGAAGACACAACAGCTAAAGTTCTTGGAGCAAGAATAGTAGATGCGACTACTGATTTATCAGTAGATAAAGAAATTACAATAACTACCTCCACAGGAACTTATGTTGTAGATTTATCTTCAGAAGCAATTGATGATACAGCAGTAACTAGAGAAGAAATTCTTCAAGCTATTGATGCAGCTGAAATCGACGATTTAAAATTAGCAAGGTTTGATGGATATAATAGATTATTCCTAGAAACAGAAAGCACTGGCGAAGAAGCTTTTATCTCAGTAAGCGCAGGGGCTAACACTAATGCTCTTCCTCTCGTATGGGGATTTGCTGTAGAGGATAGAGGCGAAGATAAAGAAATAATAGACAAGCCTATGGATTTCTCACCTGTGTATCACTACATTAGAACTCAGCTTGGTCATCCAGTTACTCCAGTTGAATTAACAGACGATCAGCTTTTAAATTGCGTTGGAGAAGCTATCTATGAATTTAAGAAGTGGAGAAACTTTAAGGAAGAAATGATATATACTAGACTTAATGGAAACGTTAAAGATGGTTACGAAATTCCTTCTATCGTTGGTGGGGAAGAAAATATAATTGATGTAATCGTAAAGCCAAAATTCCATCTTGGTCACTATGCTTTGCAAGATGAGCTTATGGATAATATCTATGTTCAAAGATTTTTTCATCAAAAGAATATAATGGCTAACGCCGCTGACTATCATATTTCTTTGATGGCTCAAAAAGATTTAAGAATAGCATTAAATCAAGAAACAAAAATTGAGTTTATTAATAGAAGAATTTTTATTCATCCAGAACCATCAAATCTTGATATAGCAATAAAATATAAAAGCCCTCTTTCTATTAGTGAAATAAATAACGAAATATATGTAAGAAGACTTGCTTTGGCTAATGCTAAGGTTGTTTTAGGAACTATACGATCTACCTTTGGAAATGAAATTCCTGGCGGAGAAAGTATGATACGATTAAATGGCGATGCTCTAATTCAAGAAGGAAAGCAAGATATTACCGCTATAGTAGAAGAAATGAGAAAAAGCACTTCGGTTTACGATTGGCTTTTTGAATAATAGGAGTTATTAATGAAAAGTTTCTCAGAGCACTTACTTTTAAAAGAAGAAGAAGAAATAGATATTCAATTAAATGAAGATCCATTTACTGTTATGTCTCTTGTTTTTGGATACTCTTTAAATGTTTTAATAGTAGGATTTGGAGCAAGACTAATGTTTGGGGATGGTGGAATAAGTAATGCAGTTTCTTCTGTAGTTAAATTCTTTAAGAGAAGCGGAAAAAATGTTTCTAGACAGGATGCAGAAAAAGTAGTAAGAAAAATGAATATAGATCCTGTTGTAGATAAAGTAGATCAACAATTAAAAAGTGAAGAAAAAAAGTTTGACCAAAAATTCTCTGATGTTGTAAAAGCAATAGAAAATAAGAATGCAGAAGAAGCTTTAGAGCAAATAAAAGATCTTCCTCTAAGTCTTAGAAAATCTCCAGAGCTTAACAAACTGGTGGTTGTAAAATCATCTGAGGCGTTTGACGAGCCACCTATTCACTTTGGCAACACTGGGAACGAAACCTATATGTTTATAAAAAAAGTTCTTGGAATAAAAGAGGCTAAAGCAGCTGCAGAGACAGTAAAACTAGCTTTATCAAAATATGCTAAGAATTTAGTAGAGGAAAAAGATGCCAATAATTAGTCCGAACAAAGACTATATTTCTTATATGAATGATTTTTATATAAAGAATAATGGTATAAAAGTTCTAATATTTAAACTAGATAAAAAAAGAACTCAAATAGACGATCTTTATATGGAAGAGAGAGGTGGAAGAATTTACCTTCCGCCATTTGAATTAAATGCAATGTATTTTGATCCAAAGTTTCAAGGTGTTCTTGGTCTTAATTTATTCTCACAAGAACTAGTTGCAGGCTCAGGAAATCAATTATTTTATTTTAACTTTGATACAATGGTTAAGAAGCACTTTGAACTTAAAAATGGATTAGTAAAGACAAAACTTATTATAACTTATTCTGGAAGTGAAAAGTTTGAAATAGAAGCAGATGGACAAAGTTTCAGCGTTTATAAAATAGATGAGCAAATAGCAAAAGTTGAATATAATAGTTTTAGAACTATAGAGAAGTTAGTAAATAATTTAAATACTATATCTGGAGTAACAGCAAGCTTTGAAGGGGAAAACTGCCCTTCAAAATTTATTGGTATATTTTCTAAAGTAAATATTACAAAAAGAATAGCTGAAGTAGAAATAAAAGATGATATTTATAAAAACATAACAGACGTTGTTCAAAGTGGCGATATAATTATAACAGAAAAAAATGATGCTTTTGAAGCTGTTGAAGGTAACTTAGAAGGAAATTTTGGTTGGAAATATGCTACTTATAAAGTTACCTGTAAATCTGCTGATATTAGACAAGCTTCTTTACCTGGTTTTTCTGCAAATAGCTATACAAGAAATAGAAGCGGAGTTACTTCTTACATAGAAATGGAGAAGTAGATTTTGAATGAACTATTTGAAGCATACACAGATTTTGTCTCAGAAACTTATGAGTATCTTACAGAACAGAAGATACAAGTTATAGTTGCAAAAATTTCTACTAATGAAAATGTTAAGTCAGCAACTTTTTATGCTGGTTTAATTGAGATAGAATTAAATGATGAATTTATAGAAGATAATAAACAATCTATTATTGACGTTTTCTTATATGGAGGGGTTTTGAGAAAGAAGGTTGGAGAAGACATACAAACAGTCAGAATAGAGGGCTATGGAGCGTTATAATGAAGACTAAAAGACCTAACTACCCATTATTCAAAGAATACACAGAAGAGATAAGAAATTTTTTAAGAGAGACCTGCTATTTTGAAGGTGTTCCAGAAGAGAAAAACATTTCTGTTTTTCATACTACCCCACCAAGAGCTTTTGTTAATGTTATAGCTCCTCTAATAAACAGAAAACAATTTAGACCAATTGTTAGTTTTAATTTAGCGTCATCTGAAATTTTAAGAAATGAACTCGGCCTTGGTTTTGTTAAAAAATATGAAATAAATAAAGACGAAGGATATATAAGACAGAACAGGCACCCTATACCTTTTAAGTTAAACTATCAGGTAGTTTTTTGGACAGAAACAAAAACACAAGCAGATATTATCGCAACTCAACTTTACCTAGCTGGAAATCAAAATAGAAAATGGGTAGCAAAAGTAAGAGGGCATTTTATTGAAGTGGAAGTTTCTAGTATAGAAAATCAAACAAATCTAGAACCTGGACCAGTTCAAGACGTAGCGTTTCGTTACGGCGGAACAATTTCTATATCAAAAGCTATACTTCCTTATGACTACTTAGAGTATGGTGGTTTCATCGAAAAAGCTTCGCTTGAGTTTGGCGTAAATGATGAGACAGACACTGAATTAATGGAGCAAGGATATGACGTTTAAAATAAAGAATAAAACAGGAACACCTTTGAAAGTTGCAGGAAGAACTCTAATGACAGAAATGTTTCTTGAGAACTCAGAAATAGATGAAACAGTAAGGAATTTAGAGAAGATGGGTGTTATAAGAATAACAAAAGTGAGAGGTAGTAAAAACTCCTCAAAAGTCTAAAATATTAAAAAAACCTCTCGGTAAAGATATAATAAAATGAATTTTTTTGAACTTAAATTTTTCGGAGGAAAAAATGGCTAAATCTCCATCAATTAGCATTTTTGAAAATGATTTATCCGCTTATGTAGACACTACTACTGCAAGTATTCCCGCAATAGTTGGCTTCTCTACAAAAGGCGAATTTTTCAAAGCAAAAAAGGTTTTTGGACTTAAGGACTTTGAAGCAAATTTCGGTAAGGCACCTGCAGAAGATCCATGGACTTATCTTACTGTAAAAAGAGCCTTCAATCAAACTGGACAGATTTTATTTATGAGAGTTGGAAATACTGCAACTGCTCTAAAGTCTGAAGAAGATATTTTATCTCAGCAAGAAGTTACTGGAACTTCTGCTTACGCTTCTTTGAATATTATTTTTGCAACTTCTAGCGTTTCTATAGTTGCCGATCAGGGTTTTACTTTAACAGTAACCGACTGGAATGGAACTCTTGATGAAACAATCCAAATCAATTTTGAAACTGATTTGGGACTAACGGCTGGAAGCACTGTTACAAGAACTGCTTTTGCTGAAGCTTTAAATTCTTTCTTTGCAAATGACGTATCATACTCTACATACTTAAGAAGCTATGTAAATAGTATTACTGGAAACGTAGTAATAGAAACTACAGGAACAATTTTTGCTGGAAGAACCGTTGCTATATCTAATGAACCTACTATTGGCGATGAAGAATTTTCTGTTTACTTTATTGGAGGTTCCGTTTCTTTGGGAACAGCTGTTGTAGAAAAAGCAAACGATCAAATCGGATCAATTGGTTTCAATGTTACCGTTGAAGCTAAGCAATTCGGAACTCACGGAAACAGCATTTCTGTAGTAAAAGATTCTAGAGTTTCTGCAGTTGATCAGAGCGTTATTCATAGAATTTCAGTATTCTCTTATGGCATTCAGGTAGAGCAATTCGATAATGTTTCTCTTGACCCTACCTCAGCTACTTTCTTTGCTAGAGTTATTAATGCAGATCCAGATAACGGTGGTTCAAGTTATATTTCTTTCCCTGACTGGAATAGCGAAGAAGAAGCTTGGGCAATAGATACTGCTACTTTTATTGTTGTAGAAGATAGCGAAGAAGATATTCTTGGATTTGCCAGTGGAGACCAAATTCTTATCAATGGAAGCTATATGCTTTCTGGCGGTAATGATGGTATAATTGATAATCCAGCTTCTTTGTTTATCACTGCTCTATCTTCTAATGGAGACCTTGGAAACACTGATGAGTTTACTTTTGATTACCTTGCCACTCCAGCAATTCAGAACTCAGCCGTTGTTGATGCAGCTATTCAGCTTGCAGAGAACGGAGATAAGCAAGACTTTATCTATATTGCTGACCCTGAATTTGGTTATACCTCAGATCAAGTAATTAAGTGGCACAATGGTCAATTGGGAGAAGCACAAGCTCTTAATTCAGAATTCGTAGCTACATACTGGCCTTGGCTCAAAGACACCCATCCTACTACTGGAGAGGTTATTTGGGTTCCACCTAGTGTTTTTATGGTTGAAAAATTCTTGTTTGTTGACAAGTCTTTTGGCCCTTGGTTCGCTCCAGCTGGAGAGAAGAGAGGAATTCTTTCAGCAAGGGGTTATCAATTTAATCCTTCTAAATCTGTAAGAGATCAATTGTATGGAGATCAGAATGCAGTTAACCCAATTACATTCTTCTCTGGAAAAGGTCTTATAGTTTTCGGACAAAAAACAACTTTGAGAACTCTCTCTGCTAAGAATAGACTTAGCGTAAGAAGAATGCTTAATAGTCTTAAGAAGCAAATGAAGACTGTTCTTGACTCCATCTTGTTTGACCCAAATATTCCTGCTACTGTTAATGAAGCAAGAAACAGGCTAAACAACATACTTGAAAGAGTAAGACAAAATGGTGGAATTGATAAGTTCTCTGTTTTCTTTGATCCAGATCCTGCACTCGCACAACAAAATATTCTTAAGGGAATTGTTACGATAGTTCCTTTTGGAACAGTTGAGAACATTGAGCTATACATCAATACTCAACAAGTTGGTTCTGAAATTACTGGCTAATTAAAAAAGTAAGTATTTTTTAACCTGACGGAATTCGAAAGAGTTCCGTTTTTTTTATGGCAAAAAAAAAGAGCGATATTTAAATCGCTCTTTTTACCCAGACTCCTGCCACATCAGGGATTTGTGATGTGTTCGCAACCATTGTATTCCATATGTCTATAGCTGTCAAGAAACCGTCTCCGGTCTCATTAATCTTTTCAAGGTTCAAACAATAACAAGCTATCCAAAAATACCTTTCTGAAGGTAAAACTAAATTAGTATCTAACTTATAAAGACTTTCTATTTTAAAAGCCCCTATAGCCGTTCTGTTACTTTCGTTATCTATAAACGTTGAATACAATGGATCGCTAGTGTCTGGATAAACAATTTCCGAAGGAACTTCAGACACTGATGAATTTACTATAATTTTATCTACACTATCAGAAGTAGTAGAATTTATTAAAAAATTTTGCTTTGCTTCTGGATAATCATACTCAGATTTTAATTTATTAAAATCCTGTGGATATTGAATCCACGTTTTAGAGTCTTCTCTTATATCTTTCCGCAATGATAAAATTGTTCTAATATCATTAATTAAATTATTAAGCATACTTTATTGAATAGTTTTACTTGTAGAAATTCCTACGCCATTAATAGAAAAACTATCTTTCAAAACTTTTCCTACAGTAGCATCTATTAAAACATCTTGCTTCACGTTTTTAGCAAACTCTGAAGATAGTAGCACATCTTTTTTGCCAACTGAAGTTGCAATGGATTCTATAGTTACATCTGTTTTAGATTGTAAGTCTTGATTAATATCTAAGCTATTTTCAATTTTGTTTTGGCCATCGAATGAACTAGGAAGTTCTACAGAAAGCTTGTTTGATGCTCCAACGGATGCGTCTATTGCAATTTCCGTTCTTTTTGACGCACTGTTGAAGGTTGACAAAGCGTTATCTGATAAATCTGACATTATTTTTTTCTCCTAAAGTTAATTGTTATATTAACTTTACCTACAACCTATCCTTGAAAAGTAAATGGAGAAAAGTTATTGCGATGGCAGTCCAAAATACAGCAGAAGAAGGAAACAGCCCTATAAAGTAAGTTAGTGTAATTACTGCCCCGACTACTATTATTAATTTTAATATTCCCCAAAGTTCTATCATTTTTCCTCTTTCAAAATTTCTTCTATTGCACTTTCCACATCATCTCTCTCTTCGAAAAAATCTTTTTCATTTAAATCGCCTTCTAAATCTTTGAAAAACTCTTCATCTTCTTTAGATAAAGTGCTTTTGTTTTTAATGCTCTTGTGCATTGGTTGAAAGATGTAGTCGTTTGCTGGACCTAAAGAAAGAGCAGTAGAATATTCTAACAAAATATTCTTTAGACAATCTTCGCAAACATAACCGTAAGTTTCTGTTTCATAAATATTAACTTCTTCTTCTGCACTAAAATCTTGATTACATACATTACATTCACAACTTTCAAATTCTAGCTCATAATTATAGCTTGTTGATGATTTGAATTTGAAACCTTTTGCTTTTCCATCATAATAAACATCATCATAATCATAACCGTGACCATAGCCATAGTCTGTATAGCTTCCTCTTTTGCTTTTCTTAGTTTTACCATAATAATCTTTGTAATAATTATAGTTATACTTATTGTAGCTTTTGTTGTTGTAGGCATATACTCTTTTTTCTGCAGCTTCAAATTTATTAGTAACTTCTTCTATAGTTTTTACAGAGAAGAAAAATGCCTTAGCTAACTCATTAAGAGAGCCCCATTCTTTTTCTGTGTGATGGTTATAATAGCCTACACAAACATTTGCACAAGAAATATAATCTCTATATGAATTTGCATCAGAAGCAACTCCTATAGCTCCATTCATACCAAGTGAATATTTATCTGAAATATCTTCTAGAGCTTCTTCAAAAGCAAGAGTGCCGTAATCATTTTGTGAACAGATAATGTCGGTAGAACCCCATCTGTCAAAAACTAAGCCGTAAAGACAATTGTCTTTTATTTTTTGACCTAAGTTTTTGCCTATGTGATAAGCTCCAATAATACCAATTTCCTCGTCTACAGAGAAAATAAAGTTGATGTTTTTAATTCCATTACCATTAAAGTGCTTTAGAAGCTTAAGGCAAAGATAAACACCAAACTTGTCATCAGCACCAATAATTCCTTCACCTTTTACAATAACATCGTTCTTTTCTTTATCTGAAAAATACGAAATCTTATCAATCTTTTTTAGATCACTTGCTTTCTGAATGGTGTCGATGTGAGAAGAAAGAAGTGGAGCATCTTTATAATCTAAATAATAGATATTTCCTATATCATCAACACTATATGGTATATAGTAATCGTTAAGAAATTTCTGAATATAATCGCTCATAATTTTTGTAGTTCTTGACGGAGAACTTATTTTAAATAAATCCATCAGAAGAACTTTGTCGATATCTTCGTGTGAGAAAACCACTTTATTACTACTCTCTAATTCTTTATTCATCTTGTTCTCCTTCTTGAACTTTTTCAATTTCTCCATCTTCATTTAAGAAATAACCCTCTATACCATTATTATCAAAATAATTTACAGATACAACTCTTGAACCTTCTGCAAACATATAAACATCGTCTGCAAGATAAAATTCTTCGCTATAGTTGCAACGAAAGACTTTATCTCCGATGTCATTATCAAAATAATAATCTTCTGCAGAACTAACCCAAACAGCATCGTCGTTTGAAATATATTCTCCATAATATTCAGACCAACAATAATTTTCATTCAAGCATGTTTCACAATAAAAATTGCCATCTACCCAATTTCCACCATCGTCAACATGGCATCTTTCTCCGCAATTATAACATGTTGCGTGATCCTCATCATCATCATCGTCGTCATCGTTGACTTCATTATAATGAACTGGCCTACTAAAATCTATTTGTGTTAGTTTCAATCCAGAATAACGCTCTACTATACTTTCCTCTGTTTGAGCTAAAGTAACAAGACCCTTTATATCATTTAATTGAATGAAAGAACCAGAATACAATCTTTTAGATGAAGCAACATCTTTCTTTACAGTATAGGCGGATCTTCCCTCTGAACCAAAATTATGCACGATATATTTTTCGTTGTCAATAGTTTTTTCGGTTACGCCTATATCATCAGAATAAATTAAAGAAGAAAAGTAATCATTAAGATTAGAATGCTTATAGTTAGTGTAAGCAAGATCCAACTCATACTTTGAATATGGTCTGCCTTCTTTTTCAGTATGTTCTCTAATGAAACTAAGGTCAACGAACAAATTGCTATTAGAAACCTCGTTTAGTTCTTTTGCAGAAATAAACTTAGTGTCATATTGCTTTTCTAATACAGCTACTTTATTGTCTTTTGTTAAAATACCCCAAACTCTATTGTGCATTTTAGGAGAGCCATTCAGTGGATAGTTACCAAAATTTAATGATTTCTCTTGTCCATTAGTTGTATAAATAATTACTCTATTTCTATCTAAGATAGTGTTATGAAGTCCTATCCAATAAGAATCTGAATAAGTAGAAGAAAGATTAAGACAAGAATTAAAAGAATTTCCTGTAGAGCAAGTAAAGAAATCAACTGGATTTGCAGAAACAACTATTCTTGTTTTGTTGTTTCCAGTTTTGTTTATCATAAACTTACTAATTTCTTCTCCAATAACCCTAGAAAAGTTCTCAGTGCTTTTTCTGATAAAACTTTTAAACTCTTTTGAGTTTAAATTGCCTTGTTTCAGATCTTCATTATTCTTTATTTTATTTATAAAGTATTCAGAAATGCTTTTAAGATTTGTGTATCCTACTCGTTCTCCAATTATATCTTTTATTTCATCATAATTTTGTTTTAAGCCAAAATCAGAAGCTCCAAAATATTCTTTTAGAAAATCTAACATTAGAATTTGAAAATTAGTGTTTCTCGCTTTAAATCTATGATCAAAGAATTCAGAAGAAGTCTCAACTTTTTCAAAGAAATTACTACGCTGATCAATAAAGCCGCCACCAACAAAATAATCTTTCATTGATTGCATATTAAAAGTTTTATATAAATAAATATATTCAATAAAAATTCTGTTTACTATTTCATAGGTAATCTTTTCTACATACTTTTTTAGCTTATAATCATTTCCTTTATAGTTAATTAAATTATTTGCATAGTTTTCATAATTTATTCCTATTTTATGGATATAGGCATAAAATGCAGAAGAAGTCAGCTCTCTCCAGCTTTCATCAAGTTTCTCAGATAATTTTATTGGAAGATCGAAATAGGCTCTTAGATCAGAGCCTGCTCCATTACTTTTTAGGAAATTTAAAACATCTTTATCAATATAATTTTCTCTTATTTTCATAGAGTATTCTAAAAAATCTAGAGATTCGTCTTCTAGATTCCAGAAATTTTTAATTATATTAAAAACTTGTTCATAGTTCTTATAAGGAAATTCCATATCCTTAAAATAAAACTTTAAATCATCAAAAAGAGGAATTTGTTTTTTGTAAAGATTTTCTTGTTTAGACAAAAATTCTTGTTTATTAATTGATCGTATAGGAAGAACGCTCATCTGGCCACCTCACTTTTCTTTCTTTATATAAAAATTATACTACAAAAATTTTTTTCGGTCAACAAAAAAATTAATTTTCTAAGAACACATGAAAAGTCATAGAAAGTTTCTTTGAATTATAACTACCTACATAAATATAACCATTGTCTTCAAACAATTCGTTTGTTAAAAGTAGGTGAAATTTTACATTCTTTTTTT